AGCTTTGCGCACCCGCGATTGCCGGCCGAGGAAGGACCCGCGTTTTCTCATCGCGCCGTGCTCAGGAAGTAGCGGAACGCTTGCTCGAATTGCTTCGCGAACTCGACCGGAATCATCGCCTGCACTGGGTCCTGGACTTTGTGGGCCATGAACATCTGCGGGATGCCCACCGTGTAGAGCGGCTCGATCGCCTTGCGCCCGACGCCGGTACGATGGAAGACGGGCGAGCCAGGCACGTTGAGGATGAAGGCGCCGGGCACGGTGACGGTCTTGCCTTTGATGATCTGGAACTGGAGGACGTCGCGACCGCGTGCGCCTTTGCGTCGATAGGCGGCGAGCGTCTTGCGCGTTTGCAGGAAGTGAATGAGGTTGAGCGCGCGGCGCTTCCTGCCGTACGGGTTGCCGTAGAGGATCGCCTCGAAGTTTTCCCCCGCTCGTCTTGCTTTCTGGATCGACAGTTTGTCGCGAATGTCGGACTGCTTCACGTTGTAGGTCTGCGCGATGCCGCGGACCATTTGCGTATTGACCGTTGCGATAGTCTTGTTGAGCGATGCGGTGATGACCTGGCTGCCGAGTCCGTCCTTGACTCGGTTGAGGTAGGCAACGGTCGACGCGACGTCGGCCTTGACGTTGAGGGTGAACATCACGCACCTCCAGGCCGAAGGCCGGTCTTGAGGTAGCGAAGCCACTCGTCGGCATCCAGCGAGCGCTCGACAGGTCGGCGGGCGCCGACCTCGCGGCCGCCCTCTTCCGCCCAGATGAGCTTCGTCAACGGCCCGAACACGCGCTTGAACTCGTCACGCGTGGCGGCAGTGATAGGCATGAGCTCGCGATTGCGAAGCGCTTCGCTCATGGTGTCAGACAGGTATCAAACGCTGCGCGGCGCACGTAGATGTACCGTCGGCGCGCTCGTGATCCGATCCGCTTCTTTCTCCAGCCCAGCCTTCGCATCGCTTCGCCCACACGGGTCTGCTCGGAACGCGTCATCCTCTTGTTAAGGATGTCGAGGAAGATTTCGGCCATTGAGATCGTGCGGCGATCGGCTAGGCTCCCGTCGAGCAAGTACTCATACACGACCACCGGTAGCAGCCCCGTCTCGGCGTAATTGATCCAGGCATCGGCGTCCATGGCGCGGTCGATAAGTTGGTGCAACAGCGCAGTTTCGTCCCTAGATTTCGGCGTCAACAGCGTAAGCGGCGCGAACATGCTCTTAAAGTCTGCGCGCTCGTCAGCAGCCCTTTCGCGCCGGACCTGTTCCCAAACAACCTGTAGCTCGACGCCGACTCGCTGGCTTAATTCATTCATGACGACCCGCCCCTACCCATGTCCCAACCTGGCTTGTGACGCGGGACAAATATGTCTTTACTTTCAGCTATGTCCCTACCGTCCCTACGTGTCCTACCTACAGGCGAACGCGAGCGCGCCCGCGCGAGCGCGCGCCTGTGTGCGTACGAGGAAATGGGTAGGGCCGGTAGGGCCGTAGGGACAGAGCTTGATTTCATTAGTGAATTGATGTCCCTACCGCAAACATCAAGGTAGGGACAGGTAGGGACATCTTCATTAGAAGGGCACATCGCCGCCCCTCCTTGCGAGCTCAGAGATCGATTCGTCTGTCCTGGTGTAGAGATAACTACGTTGAGATCCAGCCCGAACTCGTTTTTTCGTCCAACCCAGCTTTCGCATTGCCTCACCTACGCGGGTCTGCTCTGCCCGGGTCATCTTCGCGGGCTCGGTATCGAGGATGTCGGTGAAGATGTCGGCCATCGAGATCTCGGTTCGGCCGGCCGTTCCCTTCTCGATCAGATCCTCATAGACGTCACCCAGCTCACGCTGCTCCTGCTGATCGGTGAAGAGCTTCTTGTCCTCGGGCGAGGTCGGATACCAACCTTCGCCGGCGAGGAAGGCCACCATCGCCTCGGCGAACAGCTGATCGCGGACCTCGGAGAGCGAGTCGATGCCCCTCAGGTGAAGCTCGCCGCAGCGCACCGGCCAATAACGGCGATTGCCGGTGCTGTCGCGCAGGTATTGATCGTGGTTGACAGTCCCGGCAAACACGCTTTGGCGCGGCGCGATGATGTCCCGCCGACCGTACGGAGGTCGATACTTGTCGCGGGTCGAGGTGAAGAAGGCTTTCGAGGCTGAGCTCTCGGCTCGATTCAGCGAATCCAGCTCCGCGAGTTCGAACCCCCACACGCCGCGCAAGGCGACGTAGGAGTCCTTGTCGCCGATCTTGAGTGGCGTATCGCTGAACCAGTCGCCGAAGAGAATTCGGAGCGCGCTCGACTTGCCGATGCCCTGGGCGCCCTCGAGCAAGAGAACGTGATCGGCCTGACAGCCTGGGCGGTGGATGCGCGCGATCGCCGAGATGAGCCACCAGCGCCCGGCTTTTCGGTAGTAGTCCGCGGTGCGTATATCGCCCTCGCTCGTCGGCACCTGGGCGCCGATGAAATCGACGAGCCAGGTGTCGAGGCGCGGGGTGTTATCCCATTTCAGAGAATCAAGGTAGGCGCGGACGGGGTGATAGCTGTTCCGTCTCGACACGATTCCGGCAGCTCGCGCGCAGATTTCCTTTCCAGCCCGCAAGTCGTATTGCTGTGAGAGCCACAAGTCGAGCTCGTCGTCATCGCTGTCTACCCATTCTCCCGCCGAAGGCTGTGCATAGGGAGGAGGCTTTATCTTCTCCATCGCAAGCGCGAACTCGTTGAACGCGAGCACGCCTTGCCACTCCGGAGCGCGCATCAGGATGGTGACGACGTTCTCGAGGCAGCCGATGGGCTTTCGCCGATCATTGAGCCGCAGACCCGCCAGGTCTCGGAGATCGAGCACCTTCGCGAGCTCGGGATCGATTCCCGACGGCGGCACGAGCTTCAAGGTTTTGTCGATGCTCATGCCGCTGCTGGTGACGGCTCGCGCCGCAGATGAATGGCGTCCGCATACGGCCACCAGGGCGGCCAGCTGAATTCGTTGCTTTCGCGATCGAAGGCGCAATTGAGGAAGGCGTAGACCTCAAGATCAGCCTCCGGCGATAATGGATCCTGCGGGTTCGGCAGCGCGATCGTCGGCGTCACCATCCAGACGGCCGTCGCGTAGCGGTGGACTTCGGCGAGCAGCCACAGCCAGGCGTCCCAGCCACCGGGGCCAGCTTCACGCTCGTCGGCGTCTCGCGCGTCGATCGCGATCACGTCCATGCCGGCAACCACGCGCCAGTCGTAGCGCTCGCCTTGCGGTGTGTGCCATGGCGTTGTCTTTACGGCAAGGCGCGGGATATCACTCTTGATCCAGAGATTCTTGCGCCAGAAATTGCCGACGATGAGCTGCGCGACGCGAGGGCGCTCGTTGAGCAACCGGCGCTGCCAGAGCGCCTTGCCGTAAGCCGGCAGTTTCATCCTCGAAGCTCCTCCCTCACCTTCAGCAGCCGCTCGCGGATCCGCTCGAGGATGTCGAAAGCGAATCGGCGTGCGAACGGTGTCTTTGCACCCATGAACCGCAGCCGCGCACCCTCGAGCGCGCATTCAAGGCGCTTCTCCCGCAACTTCAGTTGCGTCGCCGCTGACATTTTTCGCAGGGCCTAATCAGGCCGGTTCGGGCCTTGCCCTGCTTCAACACCCGGCGCAACGTGACCGAACACATGTCGCCGCAACACAATTGCAATGTAATCCGACAGCTTCCGATCCTCGCCCTCTGCGAGGCGGCGAAGCTCGAGCTCGAGCGGCTCGCTCACGTAGACCTTGAGACACTCGGTGCGTTTGTCGTCAGCCATAGCGTCTCCGAACAAAAGGGTCGCATCCGACGTTCGACGGATGCGACCCTTGAAGCAGAAACCGCAGGTGATCGCCACGGTTGCCGCGGTTGCTGCCGCGACCCAGTTGGAAGCGTGAGACCGGCGTCATGCAGCCTGCCCGCTCGGAGGTCCGCCGCGACGATGCGTAGGCACGCCATCATCGGAATGCGGGTAGAACGCTGGGGCAAGCTGGTGCGGGGTAAAACGAAAATTGGTTTGCTCGGCAAGCCAGATCACATGCTCAGCCGGCACGCCCCGCGTTCTCCACTTTGATACTGCCCAGGCAGTTTTTAGCCCGCGCCGGCGCGCGACTTCGGAGGGGCCGCCGAGCATGGCAATTGCGCGTGCGACCGGGGAGTTAGGAGACATGCAAGCAAGTATCCAACAGAAAGTAGCGCAATGCAACCACCGCGAATAGCGTCGCCGCGCCGACCAGCGGCTGTTATCGTTTCACTACCTATGGTAGAAAATGACTCACCTCTCGCTATCTTCGGCCGCCAAGTGTCGGCCGCCATGGCGAGAGCTGGCCTTGGCGTCGGCGACGTCGCTAAGGCCCTCAGGGTCACGCCAGAAATGGCTCGGCGCTACCGGGAGGGTATGGCAATGCCAAAGCCGGACAAGCTTCGCAAGCTCGCTCGGCTGCTCGGAATGTCCGAAGCGGAACTCGTCTTTGGAGGAGCAGCCCAATCTCGAGCGGCGAGCCCGATCGCACTCTATGACCAACTCATAGAGGAAGAGCGCGCGATCATCGAAACCTATCGCCAGCTGCCGCCATTCGGCCAAAAGGCACTGCGGGCGCGGGCGGCGGAGCTTCTGGAGAACTTTGGGGCACCCTCAAAAAAGAACCCGTTCGGCAAGGGTGGCACGCAATAAATGGGGCACATCGTCTTTCTCTTCATCCATTTGATCGCGCTTCTGTTTTTGCCGATGGCGCTCTTTGTGACCATCCCGGCGCATCTGATCTATGGCGCTGCAGGATCCCGGCGCGAGCCGCGCCCAAATAACAGGACCCATACGAGGTGCCCACAGTGCGACGAGATAGTGTTGAGAAACGCCTCCATTTGCAAACACTGCAAGCAACCCCTCACGCCGAGTTCGCCCCCGGCCATATTTAGCAAGGCCTGGTTCACGAGCGAAATCTGAATCGCTACCCATAGTTGTTGACACGCTACTTTCTGTAGCGTAGGCTTGCCTTCGCTCGCCGCGCCATGCGGCAACGGAGGCCGAATGTCCCATCCTCAGCAGCACCGCCGATCCTCGCTCTTTGAGCAGGCAGTTGATGCGCTCCAGGCGGAGCTCACGACGCGCCTTGCGCAGCTCCACGCACGCAAATCGGAGGTCACGCGACTCTCCGAGCTCGAGGATTTCCTCAACGCGCGCGGCTGGAATGCGCGTGCCGACGTCGCGACACATCCACATGCTGGCGCCGTGCTGCGCCTCTGGGTGAACGTCGGCAGCCAGCACGCGCTTGCGGATCTGCTGGCTGACATTGGCAGCCAATCCATCGGGATCGCGCGCCAGGAATTCCAGGACCTGGCGGACACGATCGGATACGAGCTGACGCTCTCTGACCGCATGCGCGTCTTGATGCGCGTCGGCGTCTCGTACCGGCACCCGGCGAAGGCGGCGGCATGAAGCCTCTTCGCCGCTTGACCCGCGCGATTGCTCGCTGGCATCACCGCGCTCACATCAAGGATCTCGACTTCGTCATCCGGCATCACGAGCGGATGCTGCTTGCCCTACCGGGCGAGATCCGGCGTGTCCACGAGCTGCGCCGCTTCCACCAGGGACGCCTGGCCACGCTCTTGGAATCGAAAAGCCCGGTCAGCTGGACAATTGGTCGCGCGCGGAAGAGGGAGTCCGCATGAAGTCTCGCGCCGATCGCGTTGCGAGTCTACTGCTGCAGCTCAACGACGGGCCGCAGTGGGCGGGAATATCCGTCACCGCTGAGCAGGCAAGCCTCCTCGCCTGCAATTGGGCCACGACGTGCATCGCGCCGGAAGTCAAGTCGCTCTTCGCCGACGATAGCAAGCGCGCGGCGGCCACCGCGGCCGTCGTCGAGGCGTTGCGCGCGGGCGTTCGCGCGGTGAGCAAGAGCGAGCAGGAGCAGGCCTACGCCTATGCGATAGCAGCCCTTGAGACGTGGGATGCGCTATGAGCACCAACAAAGACGTCGTTGAATCGGTGCTGAGCGAAGAGCCAAAGAAATGTCAGGCGATCGCCGAGGAGACTGGCCTCGAGGTGCGCGCAGTCTCGAACTGCCTCAACCAGCTTCGCGTCACCGGTCGCGCGCAACGAGCCGACGGCGGCTGGATCGCCGGCGAAGCAGCGGCTCAAAAGGTCCGGCGACACGAAGCCGTTGAGCTCGACCACGACGCGCCCCCCCCCCAGGACGAAACGAAAATACACCAGGCGGGCCCACGCAAAGGCGGCCGCGCCGATAGCGCGCACGCCGAAACAGGCCAACGGCGACGAGCGCACCCTCGAGTTCGCGGTGAGCGAATCGGGAGCAATCCTGCTGCGTCGTCGCGGCGCCGCCGATTGGACCGAAATGCCACGCGCTGACGCCGCCGCGCTCGCCGCCCTCGTCGGCAAAGGTGCGGCATGACATCCATTCTCGACGAAGCGCGCGAGATCATTCACGGCGACCGCGAGCAGACGCACGGCGAGCCCGACAAGAACCTGCGCGCGATCGCGCACATCTGGACCGCCATCCTCGCCGCCAAGCTGCGCCCAGGGACTGAAATCGGGCCCGAGTTCGTCTGCCTGATGATGGCCGGCGTCAAGCTCGCGCGCGCCGCCAACCGCCCGGCCCACCGCGAGCATGCGCTCGACGTCGTCGGCTACATGGCTCTCATGGAGCGCTGCGACTTTCTCGAATCATCCAATGATGAAGCCTCGAGTGCCGGACTATCCGCAGTTGACCCGGCCCATTTGCGATGACGCGATGCAACCGTGGGAATATGCCCGCCTCGGCTGGTTCTGGGTGCGTCGCGTCCGCCGCCAGGCGCGGTGCGGCAGCATCTATCAAACGGCAAGAAACCTGCGCAAGCAGGGCGTTCCAATTCGCGTCGCGCTACTGATCCTAAGCCGAAAATCCTAAAGCGACCGGCCAAGACCACCAAGAAACAGGCAACGCCTACTACGGTTAAAGCCAACGGCGAATGAGCCCGTACGAAAACAAAGCCTCAAAGCGCGCGGCGCGCTGGTCAGCTGTCGGTTGGTCGCTAGCCGGCGCCGCGCTGGCGCTTTTGCTTGTGCAATGCCTCGAGCGATTATCGAATCAGTGACAACATCGAAAGGAACCTCATGAATATCGCCGCAAACGCAACTTTCTCTGGCCGCTTTTTCGTCGGCGGCGAGGCATTCAAGCTGATCGTCGCGCCAAAGAACGAAGGCGAGCTCGCCGCCACGAAGTGGGGCGGGCTCAAGAACGTTGCCGGCGCGATCAGCTATTGCAACGGACTCGGGAACACCGAGGCGATGGTGAAAGCTGGCAGCGAGCTCGGCAAATGGGCACGCGGCCTACGCATCGCTGGCTTCGATGACTGGTACATCCCGAGCCGGATCGAGGCGCTGTTGCTCTTCAGCGAGGCGAAGGAGACCGGCGATTTCGAGGCGGATTGGTACTGGACGTCAACGCAGTGCGCCGGCGTCGCTCAGTCCGCCTGGGTCCAGGGCTTCTACGGCGGCGACCAGGACATCACCCGCAAGGGTTACGAGCTGCGCGCCCGCGCTGTCCGCAGGGTACCCATTGAGTAATTCACCAATTTGATTTTTCTCAAGCATGGCGCTTCACAGCGAACTTCCGATTTACAAGGTGGCCTACGACTTGCTGGGTTTGGTCGTTCAGGTTGCGCGCAACATGCCCCGCGATGTGAAGCTGCAGATCGGCGGCGAGCTGCGCGGCGAATGTATCCGGATTACCGTCCTGATCTTTCGCGCCAACGTAGCGCGCGACAAGGCCCCGCATCTGCTTGAGTTGATCGAGCGGCTGCAGGTGGCCGAGCTCCTGATCCGACTGGCCCACGATCTTCGCTTCATAGGGCAAAAGCAGTATGCAGCCGCGATCGCGCTCACGAGCCAGATCGGTAAGCAAGCAAACGGCTGGCGCCGTCATTCCTCCGTGCCTGTCGCGTGATCGTCAAGGCGATCATGCCCGTGCAATTGTTCATCTGGTCATGCCGCTGACTCACAAGGTCACCGCAATGCGCGTAACGGATACCGCGGGCAACGTCCCGGTCGCGTCCGGCGCAGTTTCTTCGCTGAGCGATCGGCGGAGCGACGTCGAAAGCATGATGGGGCGCAGTACGCCGGCGACGCTCAGTACGCCTGGTACCAGAACTTCAACAACGGCAACCAGAACAACAACCACAAGAATAACGAGCTGCGCGCCCGCGCTGTCCGCAGATGAATCCGCCGCCTGCCATGCTGAGCCTTCTTTCGACGACCTGGTCGCAGCCTACTTCGATTGCCGGCGCACCAAGCGCAACACTGCGAGCGCTTTAGCCTTCGAGCAAGATCTCGAGCACAACCTGATCGCGCTCCACGACGAGCTCGTGGCCGGCGCCTACCGACCGGGCCGCTCGATCTGCTTCGTCATCACGCGTCCCAAGCCGCGCGAGGTCTGGGCGGCCGCCTTTCGCGATCGCATCGTGCATCACCTGCTTTACAACCAGGTCGCACCGGCGATCGAGGCCTCGCTCATCGCCGATAGCTGTGCATGCATTCCAGGTCGCGGCACGCTCTATGCAGCGCGACGCCTCGAGGCGAAGATCCGCAGCGCCAGCGAAAACTGGACCCGACCGCTCTGGTATCTCAAAGGCGATCTCGCAAACTTCTTCGTCGCAATCGATAAACGCATCCTCCATCGACTCCTGGCCGACCGGATCCGTGAGACCCGGTGGCTGCAGCTTGCCGAGCTGATCCTCTTCCACGACCCGCGGGAGAACTACGAGGTCCGCGGCGATGCACGGCACCTGGCGCAAGTGCCGCCGCACAAGCGGCTCGTCAACCAGGCGCCCCACTTTGGCCTGCCGATCGGCAATCTGTCGTCGCAATTCTTCGCCAACATCTACCTCGACGTGCTCGACCAATACGTCAAGCACGAGCTCCGCGTGCGGCACTATATCCGCTACGTCGACGACTTCGTTCTGTTGCATGAATCACCCCAGCAACTCAACGCCTGGTGCGCAGCGATCGCGGCCTTTCTGCCGCTTCATCTGAGCGCCGAGATCAATCCGACCAAGACCATTCTGCAGCCGGTAGCGCGCGGTGTCGACTTCGTAGGCCACGTGATTCGGCCATGGCGACGTACCATCCGCCGCCGCACCTTCAACGAAGCGTTGAGCCGCGTTGATGCGCTCGCGGCCGCCGACGTCCGCCAATCGGGGAATAGCTATTTCGGTTTGCTGCGGCAGGCCACGCACAGCCATGGCGATCGCGCCCGCCTGGCCAATCTCATTCGCCGGCGCGGCTTCGCTGTCGCACGAGATCTCACCAAGGCCTATCCATGACCGACGACCTCGCTTCGAAGATCGACGAACTCATCGCGACCATTCGCGCGACGAGCTCGGGCGATCTCTATCTCGACGCTGCCGGCGTCGCTGCCGTGCTCAGTTTTTCCTACAAGCACACCCGCGACAAGATCGTTCATCTGCCCGACTTCCCGGCACCGCTGCGCATGGGCGACGGTCACGCCAGGTGGTTACGGAGCGATGTTATAAAATGGGGAAAGATGCGGAGCGCGAAGAGGAAAGCGGCGTGATTGTTTTCTACTGTGTGCTCGCGTTCGCGGTCTATTTCCTGATCGGCTGCGGTATAGGGGCGTGGCTCGACGATGACGAAAAGCGGCTATTCACCTGGGTCAAGCAATGTCCGTTGGGCTACACGGCGGGAGTGCTTCT